CAAGGTGGTCTTGAAAAAGTGGGCGTAAAGATCAACCGCACCAAGAGATCCACTGTAACTAGAGATCAACAACAAAAGAATATTCAACAAAACAATAGTGTTGATATGTTTGAACTTGTCAAGGGACACCTGATGAGTGAAGGGTATGCCGACAATGAAAAGGCAGCACTCGCTATCATGGCTAACATGAGTGAAGGGTGGAGACAGAGCATTGTTGAAGGTACTCCTGCTGATAGAGCACGCAGAGCAGTTAAGAATCAAAGAGATGGATATCATGGCGATGATCATGCACTCACTAAAGAGATGGAGGCAGCAAAAGCCTCTGTGGCTAGATTGAAGGGAGTGTGAACCACTTTCCAAACTGTCTATAGGGGGGGTCTTAGGACCCCCTTTTGCTTTATAATAGGTCCATACGAGAGGGGACCATGCTGCACGAAGTCAAAGGAAAACTTGCCAAACTGCTCGCCACCGAGAACCTGATCATCGAGCACCGCAATGTGGAGACCGCTCAGTTCGATGTGGTTCGCCGTGTCCTGACTCTTCCTGTTTGGAAGATCTCTTCTGTAGATGTATACGATCTTTTGGTAGCACATGAAGTTGGCCATGCATTGTATACCGATCCTCGTCCTTGGGACAAAGAGGAGAAGTGGAAGAATGTTCCCCACAACTTTGTGAACATCACCGAGGATGCTCGCATTGAGAAGTTGATCAAGCGTCGTTATGCTGGTCTGACTAAAACTTTCTATCGTGGGTACTCCAATCTTCAAGATCAAGACTTCTTTGAACTGGAGGGAGAAGATCTAAGCAAGTTTTCTTTCGCTGATCGTGCAAATCTTTGGTTTAAGATTGGTAGTTATGTCAAGATCCCTATCAATCGTGGTAAGGAGATGGATATTATCAATGCAATTGCTAATGCAGAAACCTTCGATGATGCGCTAGAGGCGGCTCGTTTGATGGGTGAGTATGCAAATGAATCTCTGACAGAAACTGAATCTCCCACCCCTCCACAATCGTCTACAAGCGGTTCTGAGGGTGAACAGGGTGAACAACCAATGCCTCAGCAGCAGAAGTCTCCTCCTGGCGATTCTGAGGACAGTGGTGAGTCCGAAGACAAGTCGGAAGAATCTGAGTCTGAAGAAGACAGCAACTCTTTAGATGAAAACAACACTGCGGTAAATGAGAATGAGACTAAGACTGTTGACTCTTTAGCAGACAAGTTGCGTGAACTCGCTGATACCAGTGACAACTTTATTTCCTATGTTTCTATCCCTAATCTTGACATTGAGCATATCATTGTTCCTACCGAAGAGATTCATGAGTATATTGAATCTGCTTGGGATGAATGGAAAGAACGGTCTCTAGAGTTTATTGATCGTCTTGCTGGAATTCATCATGACAATTATGTCAAGTTCAAGAAAGAATCTGCAAAAGAAGTCAACTATCTTGTGAAAGAATTTGAGTGTAAGAAGTCTGCTGCTGCTTATGCTCGTGCTACCACTTCTCGCACTGGTGTCCTTGACTGCACCAAACTTCATACCTACAAGTACAATGAAGACTTGTTCAAAAAAGTGACTGTCATTCCTGACGGTAAGAATCATGGTCTAGTCTTTGTTCTTGATTGGTCTGGATCTATGGCAGATGTCATGATTCCCACCATCAAGCAACTGTACAATCTGATCTGGTTCTGTAGAAAGGTTGGTATTCCTTACGATGTCTTTGCTTTCACTAATGAGTGGAATTACAGGGCAAAGGAATTCCCTACCATTCCCACTGAGGAAGACAAACTGTACATTAGCGACAGTTTTTCCATGATGAACATCCTCACCAGCAAGGTGAGTAATGCTGTTTCTGAGCAGCAAATGAAAAATATCTGGAATATTGCACACTCATTCACCGATTATTCTGGAGTTTGTCCTCCTCGGATGTATCTTTCTGGCACCCCTTTGAATGAAGCATTGCTCACTCTTCACAAAATTATTCCTAGTTTCAAGAAAAAGTATGGTCTTGAAAAAGTTAACTGTGTTATTTTGACTGATGGTGAAGCATCCCCACTTTCTCGTACTGTAATGCTTCAGCGTAACTGGGAAGGAGAAGCACAGATTCGTAATCGCAGGTGTACTGACCAAACTTTCTTGCGTAATCCTAAGACTGGAGAAATTACTCGTCTGTCAATGATCTATCATCTTTTCACTAAAGCACTGCTTGATGATCTCAAGTCAACATTTTCTGAAGTTAACTTTGTTGGGTTCCGTATCATCGGACCTGGATGTAGTTATAACTCCATGATCTACTCTTATCTGCCTGAGTATTCGGATCAAGAGAAAGCTCGCTCTCAATGGAGGAAAGAAAAATCCTTCACTATTAAGAACTACGGATATAATTCTTACATTGTTCTTGGTAATCAAGTTCTTTCTCAAACTTCTGAATTTGAAGTATCTGATGATGCATCTAAGTCTCAAATTAAGAGTGCTTTTAGGAAGTCTCTAGCGAATAAGAAGATGAATAAGCGTGTCTTGAATGAATTCATCGAATTGGTCGCCTGACGAACTGTCCACTAGGGGTCGGTAGACCACGACTCCTACGCTATAATGTATACATACCAAAGGAAATCCAATGCCTCGCTTGACTTCTGATCATCTCGTCAATTCTCTCCGTGATGCTTTCGGAGACAACATCACTGCTGCTGATGTCCGTGGATATTGTGCTGCTCAGGGTATTTCTTATCCAACGGTCACCAAAAAACTTGAGCAATTCAAGGTTAAGCGTGGTGTGTGGAACTTGACTGTTCAAGAAAAACTTGAACAAAATTACAATGCACCTGCTGCTTTGCCTGCAATCGAACAAAATCTCGTACCTCAGAAAGATGATACCTTCGTCAAGTTTGGTAATTTTTCAGATATTAAAAAGATCATCCAGAGCGGTATTTTCTATCCTGCTTTTATCACTGGTCTGTCTGGTAACGGTAAAACCTTTAGTGTAGAGCAGGCATGCGCCCAACTAAATAGGGAGTTGATTCGTGTAAATATCACGATTGAAACTGACGAGGATGATCTTATTGGTGGTTTCCGTCTTGTTAATGGCGAAACTGTCTGGCATAATGGACCCGTCGTGGAGGCTCTTTCGCGTGGAGCTGTTCTCCTTCTAGACGAGATCGACCTGGCATCTAACAAGATCCTGTGTCTGCAATCTATTCTGGAGGGCAAAGGTGTCTTCCTCAAGAAAATCGGTAAGCAAGTGACCCCTGCTGCTGGTTTCAATGTCATTGCTACTGCTAATACCAAGGGTAAGGGTAGCGATGATGGTCGTTTCATCGGCACCAATGTTCTGAATGAAGCATTCCTTGAGCGTTTCCCTGTGACCTTTGAGCAGGAATATCCAACTGTCAAAACTGAGGAGAAGATTCTCTCTGGTCTCTGCAGCGATGCTGACTTCTGTAAGCGTCTCTGTGATTGGGCAGACATCATCCGTAAGACCTTTTACGATGGTGGAGTTGACGAGGTTATTTCTACTCGTCGTCTCGTTCACATTGTTCGGGCATTCTCCATCTGGAACGATAAGCAAAAAGCAATTCAAGTTTGCTTGAATCGTTTCGACGATGAGACCAAGAGTGCTTTCCTTGACCTTTACGATAAAGTTGATGCAGATGTCGATTTCGCAAAACCTGTGGAAGGAGTACAAGAAAGTTCTGTGGGAGACCTTTCCTGATCTAGAAAATATCTGTGATTGGGCAGATTGGGAGGAGAAAGGAACCTCCCTCTCTGCAAAAATCTACAGCAACAGATATATTATTAAGTCTAGAGAAGTTGAGATCTGGGATGAGAAGTCCTGTATCTACAACACGATCATCTATCCTAAGACGGGATCTAACCTCCCTTGCTTTGGGATGGACCTAATGGGTTTCTTTGAAAAGAAAGTCGTTCTTGTATTTGATTTCCAACACCCAGTAGAAAATTACCTCTTCACTCATCCAGATCTTCCCAAATCAGAAGGCAATTTTCGTTTCTTTGAACCTGGAAATCATTTCTCTGATCACATTTATGTTGCTAAATGTACCATGAGTGAGGTCAATGATCACCTTGATACCTTTAAAAAGTATCTCAACATCTACAAAGATATGCTAGAATCTGCATGTCCTAGTGGATATCAAGTATCTTCTTACTCTGATTTTGATAGATACATGACAAAACTTGATCCTGTCAGTGGATACCTAGAAAATAAATTTGGTAAGGACAAGGCAGAAAGTTTAGTAAAAGATTTCTTATTCTGCTATGCTGATTAATCCTTTTGGTCCTTCTCTCTATGTCGCAGATATATCTGAGGAGTTTCTTTCTTTCCTTAAAGAAGCTGCTGAGAATTCTGTAGATGCGAGTCACATATCCGATCTGGCAGGAAATATAGTAAGTCAGAGAAATGCTGTACTACAACCAAATACTTTTATTGAGCACATCGCTCCTCATATAAAAGAGTATGTTGATGGGAACTTCAATAGATATGGTGATGGGTCAGCGCCAAACTCTATCTCATATAATCTTGGGAACGGTCCTTGGATTAACTACCAAAAAAAGAACGAGTTTAATCCAATACATGTTCATGATGGAGTGTTGAGTGTAGTAATATTCATCGACATTCCAGAAGAGATTGAAAAAGAACATCTTCTGTGGGAAGGAAAAACTAATTGTCCTTCTCCTGGAATGTTAGAGTTTGTTTATGGACCCAAAACTTTTATGGCATATGGATCATACAAAGTAACTCCAAAAACAGGACAAATGTATGTCTTCCCTGCAGACCTAAAACATTGTGTGTATCCCTTTACAAGTGATGTAACTCGAATTACAATGAGTTTTAATATTTTTGATTTGCAATTTCACTAAGGAGATGCTACAATGACAGCATGGTCTTTTTTATACGACGAAATGTACGGTCCTGAAGACGAACAGGCATTTGTTGCTGCCAATGGTGGTTATGAATGGACACCTGCTCCCAACAGCCCCGACTATGCAACAGCTGTTGAACTCAAGATTACAACCCCTAACAACTCTGTGTACAAATACAATGAAGATGAGATCCTTCAAATTGTGAAGGACTATATTAGTGACACATATCGTGCTCACTACAACTCTGACAACGGAACTCAGACTCTTGATCTGATCGAGTCTGTTGGAGATGCTGCTGCTTTCTGCCGTAGCAATATTCTTAAGTATGCATCCCGCTACGATAAAAAGGGATCTGCTAAAATGGACATCAAGAAGATCATTCACTATGCTGTTCTTCTTTATCACTTCGCTGGACTAGACAAGGAGACTACTGAGCGTGGATATGAAACTTTCTGAAAAAACTATTGACCTTCTCGAAAACTTTTCTTCTATCAACCAGTCGATTCTGGTAAAGAAAGGTTCCAAACTTCGTACCATTTCGGTGATGAAGAACATTCTCGCAGAAGCGGATATTGATGAAAACTTTGAAAAGGACTTTGGCATTTATGACTTGCCTCAGTTCCTGAACGGTGTGGGTCTGATGAGTGACCCTGACATTGACCTGAAGCATGATTCTTACATGATCATCCGTGAGGGCAAGACTACCAAGGTCAAGTTTGCCTTTGCTGATCCTGAGGTCATTATCACTCCTCCTGAAAAAGCAATCACTCTTCCCTCGCAGGATGTTTGCTTCCAACTGGAAAGTGTTCAACTGCAGAAACTGTTGAAGGCGTCTTCTGTATATCAGTTGCCTGACCTTGCTGCTGTTGGTGATGGAGAAACCATTACTCTGATGGTTCGTGACAAGAAGAACGATAACTCTAACGAGTTTGCTCTGACTGTTGGCAAGACTGACAAGACCTTTGAGTTCAACTTCAAGATCGAGAATATCAAACTGATTCCTGGGTCTTATGATGTTGTGATCTCCAAGAAACTGCTGTCCAAGTTCACCAATCATAGTTACAACCTTGACTACTACATCGCACTCGAACCCGACTCAACTTACGAAGGTTGACTTATTCACAGTCTCAGTCTTTCATTTTAATGTGAGTGAGTGGTCAGAATCGCGGGATCGTATTTTGAATATGATCCCTGAAACAAACAATGCAGAAAAGCATATCAAGTACACTGACTACTTTGACTTTAAGACACCAGAGTATCAGGATGAGGTTATTAAAGTTGTTGAACCTTATCTGTCAGAATTCCACAAAATTGCTGAATATAAATTCAAAGGAATTGCAAACATGTGGTGTCAGAAGTATAGTGCAAGAGACTACCACACTCCACATGATCATGGATGCATGGGGTATTCGTGTGTTTTGTATGCTAAAATGAATACAGAACATCCAAGCACTCTCTTCTTCTCACCATTCAATGATGAGAACGGAACGCACCAGTGTTCTTCATTTCCATGTAGTGAAGGTGACATGGTAATCTTTCCATCGAATCTAATGCACATGGCTCCACCGCATGACAGCGAAGAGGAGCGT